GACGCCACCGGGTTTCACGGCAACGTCCTTGTGCCCTTCGCCCTCGAGAAGGTGATTGAGGGCGTGAATCAAACTGGAGTGCGTCACGAGAACGCATGGCGTCCCCTGCTCCCACCCTAACTGAATACCTTCGGCCATCAGTGGCCAAACGCGGTGTTCGAAATCGTGCCGGCTCTCACCGTCTTCCGGCGTCTCTTCTGGATTCTCAACGTAATAATCCATCTTCTTCTTGTTCTCGGCGTTCTTCGGAAGGCCCGTTAAGAAGCCAATATTCCAGGGCTCAAGCCCATCAGTCGTTTCCGGCTGATAGTCTTCCTGGTCGTCGCAAATGATTGTAGCAGTCTGAATCGCGCGAGTGAGCGTCGAACAGAAAATACGATGCCACTCCTTCTTACTGAAAAACTCGCGGAGTGTATGGGCGTCTCGGAAGCCGTCCTTGTCCAGGGCGGAATCCCGTTGACCCCTAAAAATTTTGAATTTGCTATCAACGGTACTGCCGTGCCGAGCCAAAAACAAAAGTGGTTACGCATATTAACCCCACAAATTCTCCTGTTTATTACTCAATTAGTAGCCGCCCGTAAAATCACAACCGCGGTCGTCGTCATTAGTGACCTCGACGTCTTGGAATATCTTCTAAACTCGATTGATCGGCCATCAACCATGCCGCGCCGCCCCCGCCAGACGGTATATTGATTACGTAAGCGGCTAAACCAACCGCACTATTAACGTAACCAGCCTTCTCCGCAATGGCGTAGATAGTCTCAGATGCAGAAACCGTGATAGGCCCGGTATAAAGAGTATCGCTAGACGTGGGCGACCCCGTGGTGTTCCAGTAGATGCTCGCGCCTGCTGTCGTTGAACTGATTGTAACTGTCTGCGCTGAGGTGTACGTTCCAGCGACTGGCGAGAACGTCGGCGTGGCAACTACGCTTTGTGTCGCCGTAAAATCCACGCCCGTGATGTCCGCACCGTTGACCGTTTCGCTCGCGCTGGTGGGTGAGAAGGTGTAGTCAGTCTTGGATGGGGTGATCGTGTAGTTGCTGTTTGCAAGCCCGGGAATAGAATAGTTTCCACTTCCGTCCGCTGTCACTGTACCGCCTGCGCTACCTTCAAGAATCAAGTTATCGGCAGATTCAAGCAGGACGTTACCGCTTCCATCTTCTAGCTCGACCATCCCGACAGCATAAGTAATTGTCGTTCCGCCAACGCCTGCGTTTCCAGAGATAGAATAAATCGCAGTAGCAGTAAAATTAGAGAAATTGTAGTTACCACTAATTGTGGCAGTTTTACTTGTGGGAGAGAAAATATAACCTACAAGTGAGGGAGTTACGGTATATGTACCTGCAATCAACCCCGAAATTGAGTAATTACCGCTGCCATCTGCTGTCACGGAACCGGAAGCCGTTCCAGAATAAAAAACTGAGGCCCCTGCAACGCCCGCGTGGCCAGTGACCGTATAGACAGGAGTGGCGGTAAAATTAACACCCGTGATGTCGGAAGTGGTGATAGTCTCGTTCGTTGATGTCGGCGAAAAGGCGTAGCCCGTAAGTGTGGGCGTGATGGTGTAGGAACCCGGCGATAGATTGCCTATCGTATAGTTCCCGCTTCCGTCTGCGGTAGTTGAACCCGTAGCATCGCCACTCCAAGAGACTGTTGCTCCTGCTACGCCCGCCGAACCAGATATAGAAAATGTCGTTGCTGCCCAGAGAGTGACACCAACCATACCCGTAGTATTTGCGGTATCCTCTTTTATCGTCACGAAAGCATTCGTCACTTCTGACGAAAGGATGGCGGATTCCACATTGGCATAGTTGTTGCCTAGATAGCCCGAGCCGTCCAAGGTAGGAGTGACGGTCAGGATGTTTCCGCCCACCCAAGTTGATGCTACTCGGTCGGTTGAGCTACCAACCCCATGCGATACAAGCCCCGGATGTCCACCTGTGACGTTTGTATCCACAACACCCGCAATCAGAACCCCATTGATGAATGCCAAGATTAACGAGCCTGACGCCACAAGTCTTACTGTCTGACCCGGCGTGTAACTCACGCCACTTATCGTCACGATAGCGGTCGCACCACTTCTTAGGATGTAGAAAATCGTGCCGTTATAGCCGCAGGTATAAAAAGCGGCTCCGTTTGATGAAATTCTTACAGCAGGACCAGACTGATAAGGAGCAGACGATGAATTCATCACGCATTCGGAGAATTGGTCGCTTGTATACGTTTGCCCATTCTCGTAGAGGGCGTTGAATCCTGTCCCTGCGGAAGCATAGGCTCCATTTGTCCCGTCAGATGCCCACGTTCCTACCGCTTGCGTGAAGTTTGCGGGAATTGAACCTTCTGTCAAAGTGTCGGAAGCCAAGGTAGTCGGAGCACAAAGAGGTCCAACTGTCCAAGCAACGTCGCTGTTCCCGTCGTCAGCGAGAACGATTACGGCTTCGGCTGCATGATTTGTTGAGAACGGAGACGTAACCCGATAAACATAGTTAGCGGAACTGCCCGCAATCGTAACATCAAGAGGAGCACTTGTATCCACTCCTGCTACATCGTAGTAATAAGCACAAGCATAGCTGTTGCTGCTTGCGTAGGTAATCGTGATGACGTTGTTCGCGTTGCCTTTGCAATTCTTCACGACATAGATTTGTTCGTTGTAGCGGCCAGCATAACCATTACCTGTGTAAACTTTTGTCGTGAAATCATTTCCCGCCGTGTCAGAGATAGAGGAAATCTGTCCCTGTCCATAGTAAGTCACACAGCATAAGACAATAGTGTTCCCTGACGCTTGGTTGTAAGCAGAGAGAGCAAGGGTGGTCGAACCTGTATTACCACCCGAAGCTGCGAGTGTGCGAGATATAGCCATGCTTATTCCTTATTGTGTGAAGACTTGAAGCTGGACGATTTCTGTATCGTTGGCAGTCGGCGTCAAACTGTAAGTCAAAACACAATCTGTATTAGTGATAGAAGAGACTACGAATGTTCCTTGTGGGTTGGTGCCGCCGACTTGAGTAGCAGTAATCCATAAAGGAGCAACAAGATACGGTTTTGGGAAGGTGTAGGTGACGGTTGGTGATGCCCCTGTTGAGACTGTTCCGTTCGTGATTGTAAACTGAATTGGAGCATTCGCACCCGCAACAGCCGTGATAGCTGCTGATGTGCCCCAACCTGCGCTAAGAGCAAGAGCGCCAGCAGTAAGTAAAGTGCCTGTCGCGGAGGCTTCGCCATAGACCGTAGGACCGTTGATAGCCGACGTTGTTGCTGAGAACGTGTTTCCGCCCAAATCCCAGAAGGAACCAGAGCCAGCAATGTTGTATCCTGTCGGCGAGCCGGTATGAACGAAATGGCAGCCGAGTGCTTTCACAACTGCTCCGGTTGTGGTGATATTATTACCACCACCGTAATTACCAAGGAAGTGAGCGCCATAGGCGTTCAAAATGACATCGGTGGCAGTGCAATCCCACCCTGTGTTCTGATAGTTGCCGCCGAACACATTCACAATAGAGTGTATGCCCAGTATGAGGCTTGCGTTTGTCGTGATGTAATCGTTGATAAGGTTGACGATTACACTCGTGCCGATAACGATGGGGCTGCCGACAGTGAAGTAAGCTAAGACGGAGTTGGAGATATTGTTGCAACCCTGACCGCCTGTCCCAATTCCATGGCAGTTTGTATTCTGAAAGTTCATCAAATCAAAATAGCCTTCGCCGCCAGACTGGTTCACAATGTAGCAGGAAGTGCCTGTGCTTGCATTGAGAGCTTGAACTTGGATTCCACGCATACGAAGCGAAGAACCTGCACCCCCGAATATGAACATTGTGTATCCACCCACAATCGGGATGTTCCCGAACAAGGATGTGAGGCGGAGGTTGTTTATCATTATGTCGGCATTGCCTGTTGGACCCCAACCGGTAAAAGTAGGTGATTTGTAGAAAATAGGCTGGCTGTTTCCAGTGACTCCTGCCGAGATTTGTGGATGCAAGATGAACAGTGTGTTCGTTGTTCCTGTGGCTCCGCAGAGGTCAGCCGTCTCTTTGATTGTGCAAGTGACAGAAGTCACAAACGGTGGAGAAGCGACGATGAAAACGCCCGGAGGTAGAGACAGAGTCTTGCCAACGGTCCACGCAGCAGTTGCTGCGGCATTGAAAGCAGCGCCGTTGTCCGTGCCAACAGCCCACATAGCAGTGCCAGATATATTCGCGTTGGATGTCGTGGAAAGAGTAATCTGCGTGGAACTCTGGCAACTCACTTGGGTAACGAGTCCGGTCCCGAACGGATAAGCGCCCGTCACAGCGTTGACAACAATCACAAGTTTCCCGTTATCTGCAGAGGAGAAGTTCCCAGTCGGAGAAGTGAGCAAAGCCGATCCGATGGATATTGTCCCGTCGCTGTTGAAGCGAGCGTCGTCAACAACGCCGTAATCAACGGCATAGAACACAGTCGGGTCGCCGATAGTGGCAGCATTCACGCGATAGCTTGTTCCCCCACGATTAACGAGAAGTTGATCCGCAGCTTGTGCGGGACTACCGTCTGTAAGTTGACTGATTTTTTCGTTTGCCATTAAAACACCTCTAGCCGCTTTTGCTGACGGGCCTTTTGAGACGCACACATCTTGCGGCGTGTCTCTTCAGAATGTTTACAACCTATCTTAGAATTGCTCATCTTCTTGCGATGCTCCACCGTAAAAGGAGGAAGTTTTCTACCTATTTTGGCGGCACTTATCTTCTTACGAATTTCATCTGGAAACTCTGGATGATGACCGCCTTGTTTTATGTTGTAGCCGTTAGGTGCCAAAGTTCCTTGCTTCTCAATCTGTTCTATCTCTATCTGGTCCAAATCTGGAAGATTGTCAACCTCGGCAAGAACAGATATCTCAAAAGCATCTTCCCCGTATTTACGAATGGCTTTATGAATGAGGTAGTCACTGCCTGTTTGTGCATCCGCACAATGCTTCTGCCAGCGTCGTTTCAAAGTTTGTGTAGTTTGTCCGACGTAACCTTTTTGGGAAGCCGAACAATAAATGAGATATACGAGCATTTACACCTCAAGCGCAGCTAGGGGAGCCGCCGTTTTGTAAACGAGGCTGCTATTCATTAGTAGCCTCCGGGATAAAATGGGTTCGCCGGCCCGAGATACGTGCTCCCAGGAGACGGCATGATCGCGTCTGTCGGGTAAATCCCCGCATTATCGCGCTCGCGATCTTGAGACGTAACCAAAACAGAAAGAGACTGCATCCACAAGGCTTGCTGATCTTGGAACTTCGCGCGCACCTTCGGGTCCTTAGAATGCATGAAGGAATAGGCGATGAAGCCGCGGCGGAAGTAGGCCGCGAAATCGTCCGGGACCGGATCGATTAATTGAGACAAGGCGATGAACTGTGGGGCTCGGGCTTGCCCAAATACGCGGGCTTGCCAGACCTTGCCTTGCTGTGAGGGGATAGGATTGAGGCGCAGGCCCTGGCCCTTGGGGTTGACGACGGTCCAGATGCCGGTGCCGTCTGCGATCGTGGTGGCCGCGACGGTGGGGTTGGTAAGAGTGGGATATTGGACTGTAGCAGGCCAAGATGGCTGCGTGAGCCCTAGGGTACAACCGGCCGTCAGCGCGTTCGTCAGGACCCAGTAATTGCCATACGTTTGGTCCTGGATTTGAAGGAAGGGATTCGCAGGCTGGGCCGTGGCGCCAAGCAGGGCCCCGTAGACGCTCCCGGGGCCTGGGTTGCAGGCTCTGCTCTCTCCCAGGGTGTTTCCGCCGCCCCAGGTGCCGTAGACGAGCTGGTCGTTGGGCAGCCAATTGACCTGACCCGGCCGGCCGTATTGGACGTTGGTTTCGGGCAGATCTCGGTTCGTTTCAAGAGTGTATTTGTCCTTGGGGGACGACGTCGAGTTGACGTCCATCA